GTTCATTCCCTCCAGAATCTTAACCTGTTCCTGCGTTTCTACACCCTCCATACAAATATTTACTCCGATGGCATCTGCCAATTCTACAACCATTCGAATAAAGGATCTGGAATAATTATCCTCTGCCAAATCCGCAACAAAGGTTTGATCAACCTTGATTACATCCAATGGTATCTCTCGAATATGATTCAAAGAAGAATATCCGGTTCCGAAATCATCCAGAGCAATACGCACTCCAAGACTTCGAATACCATTTAATATAATCTTCATTCTCTCCATATCATTGATTGCCAGGCTTTCGGTCACCTCCAGTGTCAGATTACACGGAGTAATACCGGTTTCCTCTAAAGTAGCCTTGACGATATCTTCTATATCTGTCTGTAACAACTGAACTACCGATAAATTGACATTGACCTTGTATTCCGGATGTCCGTGGTCATTCCAGTACTTACATGCCTTGCAGGCTTCCTTCATGACATGATTACCAATCGGATTGATAAGTCCCAGATATTCGGCGAGCGGAATAAAATCAGATGGCGGAATAAAACCAAAAGCAGTTGAATTCCATCGTACCAACGCTTCTGCACCAAAGCATGGCTGACCATCTCGTTGAATATCAATAATCGGCTGATAATATACTTCAAATTCGCGATAATTATTATTCGCGGTTGCATTACGCATATTCTTTTCCATGTCAAGACGTTTGTTGGATGAAGAACTGATACCATCTGAATATCTGGCAACTCGATTCTTTCCGCTCTTTTTAGCCTCATACATGGCTATATCTGCTTTTTTAATCAAATCCTGTACATTGTCGCCATTTTCAGGGAATTCGCAAATACCCATACTCATGGTACAGTAATAATCTGCATCCTTTAAAAACCATGGTTTAGAAAAGATTGCTTTGATTTGTTCAATAATATCTTCAAATGCATGGTAGCTCTCCGGAGGAATGATAATAACAAACTCATCTCCACCCATGCGGTAGCAGCTGTTTTCAATACCCTCAATACGCTGGACACTATGCGAAATGGATTTTAATAATACATCTCCGTACTGGTGACCCAAACCGTCATTGATATGTTTGAAATCATCCAAATCCAAATATAAAAGACCGCCCTTTAAGTTCTCTCTTTTTACCTTTTCGATTTGAAGTGCCAAATCTCTTTCACAGCACATACGATTGTAAAGACCTGTTAAAAAGTCTGTATATGCCTGTTGCTCAATCTTCTTTTGATACAGCTTTTTATCTGTAATATCGTAAAGCGCATAAAAGGCTGCTTTTCTGCCGTCTACCCAATTAATATAGGTATAGTGCATGTCATACCAACGTTTACGACTTACCTGATTAAGTTCATAATACCCATCCTTGCTTCCGACAGGTCTGGCCTGTTCAAACAGCTCGTCTAACGTATTATGTTTTAATTCTATTTCAAAATTATGTTTCAGAAGTTCATTCATGAAAAGAGGTTGTCCTGATTCGACATCTCTGACGTAAATACTGCTTCCGACCATATTCATAATATCTTTTAAGGTTGCAAAAGAACTGGCCATAGAATGTCTGGCAATTCTTCTGTCCAAAAGAGTCTGCAAAATTTTTGTTGTGTCACTCAGGAATTTGATCTCCCCAACGTTCCACTCCCTCTGTCTGATGCATTCATATGCAGTCAGATACATAGAGGTTTCTCCGCGGATAATAATCGGAATAGAAATAAGCGCAGTAATACTTTGCTGATCCATATATTCTCGAAGTTCTTTGGATACCAAAGTACTGGAAGATACTACCAGATTCTTATCCCCGGTAATCACAATCGGTCTCTCAATATCATGCTTCTTTTGCAAAAACGGATATCGACTGTCTGTTGCGATATCTGCAATAAAATCAGCACGTTTTTTATCTCTGGACAACTGCATCAGAGTTAATGCATTGGTTTCCAAATATTCCTGTGCAATACAAAGTACCTGTGATGCAATTTGTTCAAACGGTTCGTTTCCAACCAGAAACTGGACGATTTTGGTAAGACACTGTGATCTGCGAAGTGCCTGTCCCATTTCTGCCTGCGAAAAACGATTTCTTCGATTTTCTGCCTCAGCCGCATATTTGGAATAGTCTGCCTGATACAACTGACTCATCCACATACGAAGTAAATCAAGTGTCTGATAAAAATCAGTTTCCCTGGTCACATGTTCAAATCCTGTAGCAAGATTTGCAGCACTCGCACAATCCATCCGCGCAGATGAGTGCGGTGATCACCTTATTGAAGGCAGTCACCTTTGCGTTGGTCTTGTTCATTTGGTTGATATTTTTTGTTGATTGATATGCTTTGAATTGCGCGTTCTTAGAAGCAGTGGTAGGAGCCAGAGTTCCAGAGATGAAACCAAGCTCCTGCGCCTTATCCATGCCCACATAGATATCTTGATCCATCAAGGCCTGCAAGACCCCGGCATCGGATCCAGTGCGCTCCACATAAGTATCGAGGATCTTCTGTTGCTCGTTATGGAGTGACTCTGCTTGATTGAGGATCTGCTGAGCTGTCTTTCGGATATTGGCCTCTGTCAGTCGCTCGTAGTAATCAGTATCGAACCATGCCACTGCAGGGTTATGGATGCAGAGATGAGCATTTGGATAGGCCTTGCGGTTCTCCAGAGGTGCGGCCAGTAGAATCACAGAAGCCATGCTTGAGCACTCTCCTTCGATGGTGGCATGGATCTCGCATCCGGTCTGCTGACGGAGCAGGTCATAAATTGCCCAACCCTCGATGCAATCACCTCCCTTGCAGTTGATGAAAAGTTCGATCTGCTTATCATCATCGGACTTGGTAGAGAGGATCTTCTGGATGCTGCTGAATGATACGGCTTCTTGATTGCCATCCCATTGCAGCCAGAGTCGCTCCTGCTCGTTCACGATGTCTGAGTAAAGCTGTATTTTCATATTTTGGTTTGGAATTTTTGTTTTTTCTGGTGCAAAGATAGATATAACATACAAGAAACTTTTGTTTCTTAGCTGATATTCGAGTGAAACGAAATTTCAAATTGGGTATTTTTTGGCATTTTGATGGGTCTCTGATCGATTTTCTCCTAAAAGCCTATAATTTATATATTTCGATCGAGATCTCTCATCAGAGAGCAAAAAAAAAGCAGCCAGATCTCACGATCTTGCTGCATCACTAATAACTAATAAAATCCTTATATCAAAATTATCCTTTCTTTTTCTTGGTATTCTTTGAGTTGGTTCCGATAAAGTTCCAACCCTTGATCCTGGCTACGGCTGCATTGAATTTCATCCAGATCTCTTCATCTTTGAACTCAAAATGCACCGTTCCCTTCTTGTATGCCCTGGCTCGAAAGAATTGACCCAGATCAAACCATTCGCCCCACTTTGCTTGAGCATCGATGAATCTTGCTCTCAAGTTATCGTGGAAATCGCACTCATATCTTTGCCCGATCAGATAACAAAGAGCCTTTTCTACATCATCGAGTTTGCTCCAGTAGGTATATGCAGAGAAGCTCTCTTTCACTGTATCACTTGGCCATCTGGGGTCATATCCGGCGAGATATGGAATGATAAATCTTCTGTTTACCATGAAGTCTGAGTTGGTTTTCCATCCCTCGCCTGCAGTAGAGTTTTCATAGGAGAATGAGCAGATCAGCTCAAAGGCATCGACCAGACATAAGTCCATTCTCTGGCCATTGGTCTGCATGACAGCATCGAGCATAAGATAGATATTTCGCATAGTGAATGGGATTTTCTCTTGCTGCTCCACAAACCGATCGATCTGCTGCATGAGCTTATTAGTGGCATATTTCTTAAGATCCAAGAGTCGGAAAACAAATCGCCACGCATCCTTCTTGAGTTGATTTTTGAAGATCTGGCGCGTGATCTCCTGCGGCTTCTCTCGATCTGATCCCTTCCAATAGGCACCAAAGCGGATCGAGCTTGGATTGCTATGTATATACCCTGCCTTATTTACTATCATATTATCGAAGTTGGTCAGCTCATTGATATGTGTGGAAACCTCCATCGCTTGATCATAGAGCTCGACTGCGCCCTTATAGCGATTTACAAGATCTCTGATTGCATCGTAACCCATTACTCCGGCTACTCCAGAACCTTGATCATCCATATCGGTCTGATCGAAGAAATAGTCAGCAAACTCATTCTCGCCAGATCCCTCCTTATACATCTTGACCACAGATACATTGACATTAGTGGTTCGCTCTGCATTACGAAAGCACTCACCCAGTCTCTGGATGGATCCATAAAGATTTACCAGATCTTTGAGAGCTTTGCGATCTCTCGAGTAGGTGTTATCAAAGACAGTGCTCGGCATGATACAGACGATCGTACAGCCTGCAGGTGCAATCTCCCACGCATGGCGAAGATGATCCTCTGCCCTGCTAAATGGTGGATTCATGATGATATACTGACAGTGGGAGATCCTGCCCCCTTCGAGCTTGAGGAAATCATCTCCGATCAACTGACACCCAGAGAGCATTCTTCTCAGTCTGGGTTCGATCTCGCATGCAAGCACCTCTCTGGCTCCATGCTCGTTGAGCCAATTTACGATATTACCAGATCCTGCCGATGGCTCGAGGATCGTCTTGTTGATTACATTCTCACCGACCATGATCTGATCGATGAGAGTCTTTGGTGTGGGGTAAAAGTCTTGATTGAACATAAACTTACTAAATTTGTTCCGATTGTTATTGGATCTGGCAGATATAATCCCCAGTAAAAAGGTAGCCATTAAAGCACATATAGCACTTATTTTGATGGATCTCTGCCTTACCACCCAATGTCCGGGTGTGTCGTTTTGCATCTCTCTTGGCTGTATCGATGCAGATCTCAAGATGCTCATCATCCGTAAACCGCTTTTCGCATCGATAGTCAGTCTGATCCTCATTCCAGAAGATCACGGTCAGTACATAGGTCATATTCATATTTTTACATTATTGAGGTAAAATTCAAAGGATCTCTCATCATTGCCATAGTTAGCAAAGCCATGCTTGTAAAGTTCTCTCATGGCCTCCTGATCGGTGATCTCGTTTCTTCTTGGTCTCTTGATCAGTTGTCATTCGACAGACCTCAATGCTATCTTACTTTTATAGAGCCTAAGCGCATCTGAAACTCTTTTTATCATTTCTGACACCGCAAAGATACGGCCTTTTTCCCAGTTTTGCAAATAATTTGCGATAATTTTACGATAATTTGATACTAATAGGCCTAAATTCCGTATTTTGGTCGCTTTTTTTACCAATTTATCGCAAATTATTTGCAAATTATCGCAAAATTATTGATCATATAATATAAAAAAGAATACTCCCCCAGATTTTTATCCAGAGGAGTATTTAGGATAGATCAGATTTTGACCTCACTCTCCATACGTTTGATGATATGATAGAGGGTTCGAGAGGTGATCCCGGCTTCATCGGCCAGTTTTTCCATGATATAGATTCGTTTATCCTCGGTCTGCATCATCTGGAGGTACTTTTCATAGATCTGGATCATCTCCACATCTGCCAGAATAACACCATTCTTCTTGAGGAGTTGCAGGAAGGATCGATTGACCTTCAAAAGCTCTATATATTTCATTTCTGATCTGGTTTATCTGATTAGATGGTATCAAGAGAGTCAATGAGATCGACTCGGCTCTGGCCTTCGTTTATATCGACCACAGATACCACTGGATGGATCTCTGCTACGGATGCTGCCAGAGATTCAGAGAGGAGATCTGGAGAGGCCAATGTCATAGAGAAGGGAGCTGCCAACTGTGGGGTTACTCCACTGCCGATATCATTCATCTGGGTGAGGATAGGCTCAAAGAGTCTGGTCGCTGCTGCTGTCATTACAAACTCTCCATTCGATAGCATGGCAGGGATCGAATCTGAGGTGCCAGTGCCTGCCCCTCGGATCTTACCTCCATTCGCATGGTAGATCTCTGCGGCATCAACCTTGCCTCCCTTGGCAAACTTAGCCTGGCTCATCGAGCTGAAGGCTGATACCATACCAACGACTACCGAAGCGACTGCGGCTGCAATACGTGCTGCTGCTGTGTATGGATCGCCTTGAGAAGCGGATTTGATGGCCTCTGAGATTGCCACTGCTTGGTTGATATAGAGTTCAGCCAGACCTACCATCTTGGCAATATTTGCAGCCTCTTTGTTATCTCCGGAGAGATCTTGGATCGCATCGGATAGAGTGCCCATGATAGAAGCAATGGCCTTATCTTTGGTCTGTTCCATCTTGATCTGAGCATCGGCATGCTTCTTGCGTACTTGATCCTCTTTGGTGAGAAGCATATCAAGCTGCTTGATCCTCTCCTCTTCGCTTATATTCTGGAGCTCGTTGATGGCATCTCTCTGCGCTTGGATCTGATCAAGCTCTGCCTCGAAGAGTGTCTGCTCGTTCTCTCCAGCTGCAGCGATCTGCTGTTCATATTGCTGTTGAATGGCATCCATCTTGCGTTGATGCTTCTCTTCTTCGATCTGCTGCTCCAGTTGCTCCTGCTGCGCTGAATACTTGGCGAGGATCAGAGCCTTCATCTCCTCTCGCTCCTCGATATTCTGGATCTCCTGCTCGGTCTTAGCCAGATCAGCTTGCATCTGTAAATCCAGAGATTCCCTCATGAGCTTGTATTCCTCCTCAGTCCCCTGCTTGACTGCTTCGAGCTTGAGTTGGATCTTCTCTTGAAGCTTGGATATCTCATCTTGAGAGATCTGAGCTTGTAAGTCTGCCAGTTCATTGGCCATCTGCTGTTCTTTGGCTTGGATCGTCTGATTGATGGCTTCTCTGGCGGTCTCTGTGAGATTCTTTTCGGTGGCCAGTTTATTCTTCAGATCCTCGATCTCCCGGCTGTAGCTGAGCTCGATCTGCCTGCGATTCTTTTCATTGGCATCTTTGATCAGAGCAAGCATGGCATCCTCGGCCTGCCGTATCGCTTCGAGCTCTTTGGAGGCACGATCTTTGGCGGTCTCTACGGCCTTCTGATTTGCCTGCTTCTTGGCTTCGATCTCTGCTTTAGAATCTCGCTCGATCTCTTGTCTGAGGGTATTCTGCTGAGACATGAGCTCTCGCGTAAGGTTAAACTGTCGCTCTCTGGCCTTATAGACCTCCGCTTCTGCCTCTGCGAGCTTACGATTGGTCTCTGCATCATTATCTGCCCACTCGGATTCGAGCTGTAGAGCTTGGAGTTTCCTTTCTGCCAGATCAACCTCTCGATCGGCCTGCTCCTCGAGGATCTTCTGTGCCTTCTGATTGGCTGCTAATCGCTCCTCGGCAGTCTTATGCTCTTTATCTTGAGCCTCGGATCTGAGCTTCGCTACCTCCAAAGCATCTTTTGCATTCTGTACGGTATTTGCTCGCTCCTGCTTCTCGATGGCGATCTTTTCTTTTTCCAGTTGGATAGATGCTTCGATCTCTTCATTCACTGATTTAAAGGCATCGCCCACGATCGGAAGGTTCTCGGCCAGTTTAAGGAAGAATGAGATCAGACCCTCTCCCACTGCTACTATATTGAGGATCCATCCACAGAGGGTCTGGAGTACAGATTGGAGAGCTGCAAGACCTCGTTTCAAGGGAGCCATGATGAGGTTCCACTTATTCATATTCTCCTCGCTGCTCGCAATACCCTTAACCACTACGGCAATAGATGCGGCTAATAATGCGAGGAAGGCAACGATCGGATTGGCCATGAGTGCGAGGAATTGCTTTCCAAGGATCTTGGCTCCCTCTGAGGCCAGAGTGAAGGCCTCCTTGACTCCCTTCATACCTTTTCCCAGTAGTGGGATGATCTTATCTCCAAATGGTATGATCGAGCTCTGTAGATTGAGGATATACTGCCCGGTCTTATCCATGACGGCTTGCTGAGCCTCCATCTTGGTCTTGAGATCCTGCGCTGCCTCCGATGCTGCTCCCTCGGCTGCAACTACCTCTTCGTATTGCTTCTTAGTCTCCTCCAAGCTCTTATTCATTGATGCGAAGGCTTCACGCACTGAGTTGGCATAGTTACCCACATTGCGATAGTATCTCTGGGTGTCCTCCTCGGCTCCCTTGATCTCATCGGTGACTGCGTTGATCTGATCCTGCAAAGCCTTGCCTACATCTCCCTTGCGCATCTCGCCAGAGAGGGCATCATATTCGGCAGTGAGGTTCGATAGCCTGGCTCTGAGTTGAACCAGACTATCTTGTTGTGCATTCTCGGCCTTGACCTCCTGCTGAAGTTGTTTGGTGAGTACTGCCTGCTCCTTTTTAAGCTGAGTGGTTGCAATCTTTGATGCTGCAAGCTGCTCGGTGATCAGTTTTTGCGACTCGGCATACTCATCGGCTGAGATCTTGCCATCATCGAAATTCCTCTCCAGAGCCTTGAGATCCTTGCGCCATTCCTCTTGCTGATGCTTGGCACTCTGGATCTGCCGCTCATACTCTGCAATACCTTGGATCGCCTTCTCATAGTTGAGTTGGATCTCCAATACTTTAGTATATTGATCTTCCATATCTGATAAAATTATTCAAGAATATTATATAGCCATATTTCGCCAGAGTACCACTGCTGACTCTCATCGTCATTAAACCATGCTTTTGCAGTGCATCGGATTGCATGATACTGTCCGATCTCAGAGGCAAGGAACTCAATATTATCGGATATTCCTACCGATGGATCAATACCATAATCAAATTCAAAATCGGCTGCTCCTGCTATATCGCCACGATAGCACTTAAAATGTAATAACACATAGTATGGTGAGCAGTTGGCTGCATAAACAGCAAAATAGCAGTTAAAATTTGATCCAAAATCCACCTCTTTATACTGGCCTTCATTGTATATATTACCATCGTTAGACTCCATCTGGAATGCTATTCCAGTGGCCACTCCATCAAAATAGGGAGCGATATTCGAGGCAATAGATACAGAGACATTCTTGGTGGTTCGGATCACCGTTCCGTTATTATCGGTAAACTCAGCTTCAAAGATCCAGTTTTTGGTCTGAAGAAAGCCATCTGAGAGTTGATCATAATATTCCCAGATATAGGTAAGACTCTCAGTCGTGCCAGAGGCCACAAGATCCTTCTGGATGGATCCCTGCGGATATTTATAGAGCTTGAGACTCTGGATCCCGATATAGTTATATGCTGCTATGCGGATATTCTGTACATTGCGCTTATTTTTTCCGATGGTTAATGAGCTCGGACATTCGAGAAAATCCACCGCAGTATTAGTAGATCCCTGCTCGGTTTGATCAGATACAAAGGCCAGATGTATGGTGTAGGTCTTGGTGGCTGATAGTCCATTGCTCGAATATGCAGTGATCTCGACTGGATGGTCTGCCCCACTTTCGAAGCTCACCTCATAACTAAAACTCTCGCAGGCACCATCAAAGATCTGTGATCCATCGATTTTTACTACCATCCGGGTGATCCATGCCTTTTTTACCCTGGCTTCCACTTGGAAGGATCCTACAGCATTGCGGCCTTCGGTCTTATATAGTGGGTTAGATCCAGTTATCTCGATCTCGGGAACACTCTCTTCGCTCTCGGTCAGATCATCCAGAGGTGGGAGCTTGACGAGCTCTGCCTTGGTCATGCCCTTTGAGTCTAATTGAAGCGATATGATTCCAAAGAAGGAGTTATACCGATCGATATACACCGGCTTGGAGAAATCTATTGTTGAAAGGGTATAAGCATCGAGCCGGATCTTTGTAGTGATCACATACGGCTTGCGCAAGATCTTTGCAAGGATCGTTTGTGGATAGTCCATATCAGTCACCTGCCAGATAGCAAACCTCAGATAGTTGGTGATAGTAGCGGTCTGGCTCCAATTATACTTGACAGCACGATTGTATGGAACTATCCTTCCGATGATCGGAGTGATGGATCCTGCTACCTTCGAGGTGCTATCCCAGTTACCCTCTCGCTCCCAAAAGATGAAGGTATCTCCGGCTGAGTAGCCATTCTTCGTGATCTTCGCAGCACTGGCATAGGGGAAGGTAAAGATCGTCTTTTTGCTATCCAGGTGCTCATTCTCGGTCGCAAAGGAGGCCACTGCTTTTTCATATTCCAATGGGGTATCCTGCTCCTCCTCGGTCTGGCTATCTGAGTAATTCTTCATACAGAAGAGATTGGATTGTCCCAGATTTCCATTGGTATACTTGAGAGAGTCATCCTCTATCGCAGTGGTGAGGAGTAGGCTCCAGTCGTAGATCTCTCGGTTTTGAATATGGGTATACAGATCCTTGTATCGTATCTGACCGATCCTGCCATCATTCTCTAATATTGGATAGGCATTCTCGATATAGAATAAAGCCTTCAAAAAGTCGATGATCTTGATATCTGGAAGGTTAGAGAATAGATCCACCGTATTGAGGGCAGCAGGGGTGACTCTGGTCATGGAGATATTATCTCGGTAAGGTATGAACTTTAGATAGCCATCGGTGATATATACACTACTATCATAAGTAACCAACTGGATTGCCCAGAGGGTGTAATCGTTCTCGCTCTTCTCGATCTCAATCTCCTGGCCTCCCTCCTCGGGATCGAAATTGAACTCGTAAATGCCAGACATATTCTCTACCTCTGATACTGATATCTCGATCGTATCTTCGAGGTTCCCATCATCGTCTGTCTGGGGTACATATCTGGCTGCGGATCCTACGGTCTGACCCAGATAATAATGGAACTTGACGAAGCGAAGAGTGGCAAGTCCATTGGTGCGGATCCTGCCTCTCAATATCAGAGGGTTTGTCTTATCTATTGGGCAAAATCCAATATTCAAGCCAGTAGCAGCAGCATTGATCGTCCATGAGGTATTGGTCACATCGAGTGTCGTTGCCTTCGAGATTGCTGATCCATATGCCTCATAGAACTTGACAAAATCATTCGACCCGGAGATGGATCCGAAGCGAAGCCACTTGTATCTGTTTGCCAGATAGAGTATATTGTTACTCGATCCATCTCGGAAGATCGGGAACTGCTTGGTGGTGGCTGAATTATAAGAGGCAGTAGAGATCTTCTCAGATTGACAGATCTGGGTCTTAGCATACTTATTCGACCATTTACCATCAACCAGAGGGATGGCTCCATTTTCTACGATATTATGCTGCTCAGATCCTGCCAGATCGGTATTACTGAGCGCATCGTTAAGCATAAAGGAGAAGATCTGCTTGGCATTGGTCTTGCCGTATCTCTGGGCAATCTTATCGAGCAGATATCGCACTGGGATCAATGGTGGACGGATCTCATTCTCATACTTAGTACCGCAACGATAGAGGGCATCCACATGATCAGATCCCATGCTCTGGCTCTGACTGGTATAGGCCGATGAACATCGAAATAGCAGGGTAGTGAGCTCGGATCCTCCAAGATCCTTCTCCAGATCTTTGATAGAAAGTCCATCATCACTGACCTGCTTGAGCCATGAAAGGACATTCCAAGTCATGAGTGCAGAGTACTCCTTGCCCGATTCATTGACATACAGAAAAGCATTATCGAAGAGCTTGATGCCATCACGATAATACTCACAAGGGATCCTCTTCCCAAAGAAAGAAGAGTCATGACGAATATCCTCCACCAGATCAAAGGTCTCCATATTATTCAGAGTCCTCGGAAGCTTGAAGGTGTAAGAATAGGATGCACAGAACTTAGAGAGGTCGGTAAATAGATTACTCAAAAATTTAAGGGTGATCCCACTGGGTGAGATCAGATCGATCCTCTTGCGCTCTCCGTTATGTATGATATATAGATCTTCTTTTGTTATCATCTGATCTGGGTTTGTTGGGTTGGCATTTCAATGATGATCTCGAAATCCAAGAGATCTTGCTTCTCACTCATATCGAAGGTGCCTGCCTTGATATTGACTGGCACCCAGATCCCAGATTCCAGATACATCTCGACATCGACTGAGGCTACAATCGTCTTGACATACTCCAGTTCATCTCGGGTGAGGTTTACAGCTGCACATTTGATCTCTCGATCCCTCGATTTATCGAATACGCGCATGATCCGGCCGTATGCCATGCCCTTATATTCTGCATCGGTCTCTTCTGATCCCCCGTCAGTGGTCTTGATGCTCTCGATGCCCTTGGTGAAGAGCCAGTACTGGATCTGTCCCAAATTATCGACCCATCGCAGGTAATGTCCCTCCTTCGAGTTATCTACATAGAGTCGAATCATCGAAACGGTCTCACCCAGAGTATAGAAGGTATAGTCGTAGGTCTTATCAAATTTCGAAGTCGGTGCGGACTCGCTCTCTGGGGTGCATTTGATCACTGCCAACCTTTGTGCATTTGGAAAGATAGTGGCCAGATCATAATCTACGAGAGTATGTGATCCCTCATTTGTGGTGGTTGCTGCATAACCATTGCCATCATAGCGAGTCTGGATGGTTGAGCTCTCTTGGAAATATATGCTAACCGTCTGAGGAAAGTTCTTAAACCATCGTACTCTGCGGATGAACTGCTCTTCGCCAGGATCGAAAATATAGGAGCCAATCTGCCCCCATCGTTGGCCGATCTCCAAAGATCCTGCAATGCAATGGAAAGAGATCGAGAAGGTGGTCTCTCCTATCACTACCGTACCCACAATAGGTGTGTTGCGGACATAGCTCGGATAGGTATTTGATGCATTGTAGCTCCTCATGATGATCTGCAGCAGGTTCGAGATATAGATCTTTGCCCTGCCTCCATAGATCGAAGGATAAATCACCTTCGTTGTACCAGATACCGCAGGATTTCTGAGGGTAACGGTAGCTATGTTATGATCGGTGGCTCCCTCGATCTCCAGATAATTTGGATTATACGCGAAGATCGCATCATCTGGGGTCTTGAGGATAATACCTCCAATAGTTTGATTTCTCATAATGCGTTTTTATTGATGTTTGAAATGATCGCACTGATCCTCAGTCTGGACTCGAGGAGGATCGATTGGCATTCTCTATTTATGGCTGAAGAGTATATATCCTCTCGTACCCCAGATCTAAAGAGAGCCGTACCAGAGGTCATGATCTTATGAGCCACTGCACCGGCGAACTGCCATTGAGCTCTCTCCAGACCATCCTCTGCCCATCGGTGCTGTCCCTTTCTTTTATATGGCTTGGGTTGTAGCATTATACCCTTATCCTTTACCCATTGAAAGAGGATCGACTGGAAGCCGTATGGGATCTTTCCTCCCTGCCTTCCAGTCTCCATATAAAACCATTCCTCACTCGACTTAAGGACTCCGTAGCCTGGTGTGACCTCGATCTCCATACCCTCCACATGCCTGCGACTAGCATTGCGACCGTAGGCCTCCATCTGAAAGGTCATGTAGTTTTTTACGTTCTCCAGATGCTCTCTGATGATATCCGAGGCATCAAACCGGGCGAAGCTCTCTTGTTTCATAATGGGCAATGCTTGATACCTTGCAACTCTCGCAGATCCAGAGAGATGATGATGCCAGTAACATTCTCATCCAGATGATCATACACTGCTTGGTATGGGATCGGGGTTTTCTCTGGGATCTTCTCAAACATACCCGACTTATTGACCTCAAGGATAAATTTGATAGCAAGGATCTTCATGGCCTGCATGAGACGATCGTTGGTACGAGTCTTGAAATCGAAGTCGGTCGGGGATAGAAAAGCGATCTGTGTGGTAGGTCGATCGCATGTTTGATGCCATTGTGGAAATAGAGTACCAGAGGCAGGCAGGACATATACAATCACTGGTCGAGTTATCCCATCCAGTGCAACATTGGCCTGCGCCCAGTTATAGAACATATAGTCGGCATCTGGCTTCCAGATATGCTCTACTATATGCCGGATCTTGCTCTCTACGGTCGGAAAATCCTCTTCAAAAGTTCCTCCAAAAGTATGATCAAAGGATCCTCCTTGAGATTCAATGCCTTCGCTGTGATCTGCCATTGTTATATTGTTTTGAGTATTCTTTATTCAGCCGTTTTTCATATTCGGCCTTGATGTTATCATTCTTCATGCAGGTGTATATGCGGATCCAAGCCACCTCTCTGACCTCATTCTGATCAGTTATCCCCTGCCGATGGCTATACCAGTCCAGAACACCGAAGGATCCGAAATTGATGGCCTTGACTCCTGCTGCAAGCTCTTGTGGTGAAAATCTTGGTGAGATACCCTTGAAGAGCTTATTGATCCTCTCTATCTCCTTGCCGATCCATTTAGAGATACCGAATACATCGAATACATTGGCCTTATAGACTTTTTCCGGCTCTATGCTGAGTATCTTGGCAATGGCCTTCGCCATCGGATCCAGATCGCCAGACTGGGCAATATTCGAGAGATCATCCAACATACCATACGATACAAGATTGAGATCGATCGGAACCTCTACCCCTGCAAAATAGAGTGGTTTTCTGGCTCCCTCTAACTGCTTCAAAAGATCTTTCTGGTGATCCTCGCTACATAATGGAAAGAGCTTTAGAAACTCTCCATAGGAGTATGCTCTTTTTAGTGAATCCTTGGATTTCTTTTTCATTCTGGGCGCAAATTTAGCTATTTTTATTTAGGTTATGGATCGATCGATCTTGCTATCTATTGAAACAGAGTTTCAATCAGACGATTGTGATCATTTCTGATCTTTCGATTGGAATTTACTGCAGGTATCTCGATGCAAAAACCGATCCCACTTAAAGAAGGGACATTTGCAAAGAAATGGCTCATGCTTCCAATCGAGCTCATGCAGATCGTAAGCATGTAGGCAATCATCGCAGAAATGCTGTTTATTTTCGCTCTGCTGCGTTTTTTTACTTGGCCTGGCCATTTATATGGTTTTATTTTTATCCTCGAAATAGGCGCAAATATTGCAAGCCTCCTCGGGTTCATCATAATGCAGGCACCAACCATTTCCGAAGCCATCTGCATGAACAAAGAGTTTACAGTCGGCACAAGCATGTTCAATCTTTCTGGAGATCTTATTCGCTGCCATGATATTTATGCTCTGGGTCTATCTGTTCAATATAATCGTTGATATACCAGATCGCCTTCTTACAATCTTCGATCTGCTTCTGGATAGGATCCATCCCCTGCTCTTGTTTGAGGCCTTGTCTCCAGAGGTATTTGATGGCCATTGCTATATCACAAACATAGTGCCGGATGATGGTGATGCACTCGATCCCAGAGGGATGGCTATTATAATGCTTTGGGTGGTTTACGTTATTCATTGTTCTTATTCTTTTCGATATTCTCTTTCCATTTTTTGAACCGCATTCTAAACTCTTGTTTTTGTTCCAAGCTCAGCCGGTTCCATACAGAGGTACAAAATGGATATCGAACATTGATACCTTCGATCCAACTGGCAACTTTTTCTTTATCCACCATTTTGAGGTGTGACCACCATTTATCTTCTTCGTTCATTTTGTATATTTATTTTGGTTGTCCTACATGGATGGCAGCTCCGGCCGTAGCCTTGCCCAGACGGAAGATCATGAGCATCATGAGTGCATCTGCAATATCTGGGGATCTTCCAAGGAGCTCTTTTTGCTCATCCTTACTATTGATCTCGAACTTGCCAGTATCATTATCAATCTTGACTCTACGGATGGCCTGCAGCTCTTCTTTCAATCGCTCCTGCTGATCTCGGTTCAGTCCTATGATGCGGATGGCTCTTCTCTTGATCAGATCGGCAAGTTTGAAGTAGCACTGAGTCTTTAGATTGTTATATCTTGTATCTGTTGGCCTGGCTCCTCCATGAAACTCTTTGATACCATTGAGATAACTCTCTAAGAAGGATCCTATGCCATCGGCATCGACCACCATCATAGATCTGGGGATCTTTTCTGAGATCATGAGCTGCTTGAGATCTTGCTCCACCTCTCTGCCATCAGAATATGGCTTGTCGATCTTGAGGGTAAAGACATTGCCATCACATGAGAAGGCCACAAAATGATCATGACCCTTGCCTGCTATATCTCCAGATCCAGATCGGATCCCATTAGGCAAAACATGCTCATTATGGAAGAGATCGCACAGAGCATCATAATCATCGAAGAGAGCATTAGGATCATCATCGTAATCGAAGTTGCCGTAGAGCAATCTCTGAACGGTAACTTTATCTGCCTTCTTAAGGTTATCGAAATAGCTCTGAGGTACAAAGGGATTGTCCTTGCCCAGAGCTCTGATAAAAGCCTTCCATGGATCGAGGATCCCATCACGAAACGGCTTCCAGAAATCTGAATAGATCCACCCCTTATGAGGGTTACAGCCGTACATAGATTTTGGCTTGACCTCCCAGAGGATCCTCCCCTGCTTATCCTTACCGATCAGCTTCGAGAAACGACCCTTGATAACGGAGATAAATTTCGGGTGCATCTGTTGCGCCTCGTCACAATAGAGATCAGTTATCTCATACGATCCGAATCGATCAAAGTTGGGATCCTTGGGCAGAAATTTGGTATATCGAAAGAAGATCTTGGATCCATTGGGGAAGTAGGCAAAATTATCGATACCTCCCTTAAATTTAATCACTCCCTTTAGTCCCATGATATCCACGACCTCCCAAAAGGTAACCATGGTGGTTGAGTTCAGATCTACATAATCATTTCGGCAGATCATGCCCACAGACCCGGGGAGAAGGAGCCTGCGCGTGATCTGCCAAAAGCATCCAATCCATGTCTTGCCACCTCGGGCAGCTCCTCCGTATAGCACCTCAGAGATCCCATTGTCATAGTCGGTCAGCAATCGGAAGGCCTCGATCTGTCGGATATTGAGCTCAATCTTGATATTCATGGGTTATTTAGCTGATATGATCTTGCACTTAATGATGGTCTGCCCCTCTTCGGTTATCTTCTGATCATAGATATGGACGATGCGCACCTTGCGCTGATCCGTGAGTCTTTTGAATTTCTTCGCGTTCATGATTTACGATTTTTGAAATTTATGGCACTCTTGTCGTAGTGATATAGCCTCTTGCATTTCTTGAAGCCATACCTAAACCCGATGAAGCATGCCCACCAGAGTGCATTCTGCTCTTTACGATTGTAATGCTCTGAGGCAAACCGCTTGGCAAAATCCTTGGCGGTTTTCATGGCTTTTCGACCTCCACTTTTGAAGGTTTGGCCTCTGATATGGTGATCTGGATCGGAGCTTGAGACAGTGGCTCTCCATCGGCTCCAGTGACCTCTTGGTTCTGTCGGTTCTTCCATCGATCTGGCGCAAGATTGGTAAGTAGGAAGATATTGGCAGCAACAGAAGGTGCCACTGGTTTCTTCTCCACAATCTTCTTACTGATCATCGGCTTGCCCTCTGCATTGCTTACATACTCTGTTCGCTCAAAGGTACCCTCGTACCCCTGCGCTGCTCTGGCCAGACTAT